GTTTTCAATCCCGTGAAAGGTACTGAACGTTTCTCTGTTGCTGAACCACTGGAAGTTCTTGAAATCGGAACTGGTTTTATGATGGTTAAACGTGAAGTGTTTCCTAAGTTTGCTGATGCATATCCACAATTGCATTACAAACCAGACCACGTTGGCCAACAACACTTCGATGGTTCACGTTACATTCATGCATACTTCGATACTATCATTGACACCAAAGATAGTGCAACCGGTGGCGGTTCAGACCGTTACTTGAGTGAAGATTACATGTTCTGTCAATTGTGGCGCAAGATTGGTGGACAAATTTGGTTGTGTCCATGGATGAGAGCAGACCACATCGGCACCTATCACTTCAAAGGCGACATGCCAGCAGTAGCAAACTTTGTTGGAGAAATGTAATGATAGTTGGCTTACTTGGATTTATTGGTTCAGGTAAAGGCACCGCAGGTGATATGTTGAAAGACATGGGATTTACTCCCGTGTCTTTTGCTAAGGGTGTTAAAGATGTTGCAGCTGAAATGTTTGGTTGGCCTCGACACTTGTTGGAAGGTGATACTGAACAGTCACGTGAATGGCGTGAACAACCAGACAAGTTTTGGTCTAAAGAATTGGGTAAAGATTTTACACCAAGACTGGCTTTGCAATTAATGGGAACAGAAGTTGGTAGGGATGTATTTCATAAAGACTTTTGGATCATCAAACTAAAAAATTATATACAACAAAATCCAAATCAAAACTATGTAATCACAGATGTTCGTTTTCAAAATGAAATTGAATTTGTGCATAGTTTCAATGGTGTATTAATTGAAATACAACGTGGATTGAAACCACATTGGTATGAGATTGCCGCTAAAGCAAATCGTGGTGACCACAAAGCAGAAAGATTCATGTTGGAACAATCTGGCGTGCATGAATCTGAATGGAGATGGATTGGTGGTTACATCGACCATCATATTGATAATGCAGGTTCTTTGGAAGAATTAAAGAACAAATTAATTAATTGCTTGACACAATCGTATGGTTCAAGTATACTAAGTGAATTGAAACAAGGAGTATCGTAATGAAATTATCAGCTGAGACTTTAACAGTCCTTAAAAACTTTGCCAATATTAATCCTGGCATTGAGTTTAAGAACGGTAAAAAACTATCAACTATTTCCGCAACTAAAACCGTCCTAGCCAAAGCTGGTGTCAAGGATGAATTCCCCGAAGATTTTTGTATCTATGATTTGAACCAGTTTTTATCTGTTCATTCTCTATACAAAGACGGTGAAATTGATTTTGATGATAAACATGTTATCTTCAAATCAGGTCGTAAGAAACTAAACTATCGTAAGACAACCAAGACAATGATTGTAACACCACCAGACAAAGACCTAACTTTGCCATCTGTTGATGTGTCTTTCACCTTGAGTGAAGATGACCTTTCATCTATACTTAAAACAGCAAGTATTCTACAATCACCAAACATTTCAATTTCTTCGGATGGTGCCAAGATTTACATTACAACTTGTGATGCAAAAGATAATTCGGCACATACTGATTCAACAGAAATTGCTGATGGCAATGGTAAGAAATTCAAAGCAATTTTCTTGACAGAGAATTTTAAAATGATTTCTGGTTCTTATGATGTTCAAATTTCAGCAAAAGGACTATCTTACTTTAAGAACACAAAAGAAGATATGCAATACTGGATTGCAATCGAAGCTAAAGATTCTGACCTATCTTTTGGAGATTAATATGACTAAAGTGAATACTTTGTTTGGTTCTTATGATGAGGACCAGTTGAAAAAACTTAAAGGTTATGTTGATGAAATGGTTTTACATATGCAACGTAACCAAAGCAACAACGAAGCCATCAAAGATATTATTGAGATTGCCAATGATGAATTAAAAATTCCCAAAAAAATTGTTAAACGCATGGCAAAAACTCAATTCAAAAATTCTTTCCACACCGAGGTTGCAGAGTCGAAAGAGTTTGAAGCCTTATATGAAAGTATGACTGAGGTGAAATGATGGGTGAAATTAGAACATGGATTAATAAGGAAGAATATATCAAAGTCTTGAAGAAAGAAGTCTCTGTTTTACAAACTCGTTTCAAACCACATGAAGAAGGTACAGGACATTTCAATACAACAATTTCGGTATTGAACGAACGTATCAATGAACTCGAATCTGAAAATTCTTGGCCATTTCCAAATGCAACAGATTGAAATAAAATTCTTTTGGCCACTTACAGAACAAACTGAATTGAATTTGGATTTTACTCCAAGTGAAGAATGGATTGCTGAGTGGCGCAAGAGACAATGGGCTAGTAGCACAATTACTTCTAATGGTAGTTTATTGGTTGCTAATGGTGGTTCTATAAGTTGGTCGCAACCTATGCTCAATCAATTTGTTGTGAAACAAGATGTGAAAAATGTTGGTAAGTGGGAAATCACAGAGAATATGTTTGTGTATAGACCCACTAAACCAAATGCCGTCATTAGATTTATGGCCAAGTATCTTCTTGGTTTTAAATGGCATGACGAAATTTAATTATATTATGGAGAACGTGAATGACAGAACACATTTTGTGGGTAGAAAAGTATCGCCCCAAAACTATCGAAGATTGTATTCTTCCTGAAAACATCAAATCTACGTTTCAGGAATACGTAAACAAAAAAGAAATCCCCAACTTACTC